TATCAAGAGTATTAGTGCTTATTTACTGACGCGCTACGCTTGTCTTGATTAAAACAGCCATGCAAACAAGTTTGCACAGCCGTTTTACTCTGTTAATCAAGATGTTCCACATCTTGAGATTGGATATCTTCAATATCCTTTTTTGACAACTTGTGTTCAGTTGTTATTTTTGTGCTCTTTAAACGAGCTTCGATTTCAGCAAGTTCCTGACGAGCAGCTATCTCAAGTTCTTGCCTTTCTGCTAAATCGAGTCTGCGAGGGTCTACTCCATCGCCATCTTCTCCTTCATAAATTGGTTCTCTACTACCGCCAAGTGGTAAACCACTTGCATATCTTCTTACCAATTCACGAATTGACATTGTTTGGTCTGGTATAGTTTGGGATGGTCCAAACTCCTTTTCATGGTCTTTTTCAAATTGACCATAATTCATAAAATTTTTAATTTTCATAATTTTGTTTTCTTTCGTATTCGGAATCTTTGTACATTTTTTTGAAGGCTCTAAGTCCTTGTTCCATTTGGATTCTTTCTTTTTCATATTCTGAACCATAAAATTGTAACAATTTTAAATCTTCTAATTCACCGATTTTAACCATGTGTTCATTTATTTTATCCTTTTCTACTTCAGAGTATATTTTATCCTTAAAATATCTGGGCATAGCTATCTTTTTACCATCTTCTATAGGTACATACATGCGATTTAATAAATCGTTTTTATGCCATTTAATCATTTGTTCAGTCATATAATTTTTTCCTAAACCTTTTGACATAACAGCAAATTCTTTTTTTCTATCATCATTTTGATGCATTGGTATTTTTGATTCTTTACACATATATTTTAACGTATAACCGATACTGGCAGAACTAACATTGCCAATATGACAACTACCAATAGGCTTATTATTAATAGTCCAAGAATCGATAATATGTTCTTTATTAGCGTTAAAAAGAATGATATGATAATGTGGTCGCTTTTTTTGACTTCCATATTCCCCAACTGCATAATATTTAATTTTTTCATGTGTTTTTTTTCTTAATCGTTTAAAAAATTTTTGCAAATCTTGTAAATCAAGATTCATAAACCCATTTTTAGTAATTGGTACATATTCAGTATCATAAGTTAATGTAATAAAGAGAGCGGATATACTCCGCTCTCCTTCTTTAACTAATCTAAACGACCAACCACTTGTTCGACGTTTTTTGCATGGGGGGCATTTTCCACATGGTAATGGCATGTATTCGCCTCTTATAGGTTCTTTTTTATAAAAAGGTGTTATACATCTTGAACTCATGTTTAAAACATTGGTGTACCAAATTTTGGCATAGGTCTTACCGCCTTAATTTTATTTAATACATGACAATATAATGATTGTACTCCATCTTCTACTGCAAATACACGTTTAGTTGGTTCGCATTCAACAAATGCTGCACTTAATGAAGGTTGTTCATTAAATATTCTACCTAAATGCCAAAAATCTAATTCATTTCTAAAATCTCCAGCAACTCGTGAAGGCATAAATTTATATTCACTATATCTTGGTACATAACCAAATGTATCATCACCTGTCGCAGTGTATGCATATATCTCATTATTAACAACAGGTTGTTCACCAATGTGAGCAAATGAAGGCCAATAATAATCTAAAGTATCATTTTTTAAGAAAGTTTTTGGAATACCTTGTTGATATGCAGTTTTAGGCATAACTGACATGATACCAATAATATAACCGTGTTCTTCACAATAATATGAACCACTTTTACCTGAACTAACTGACATTCCATGTCCAGCCATATTACCTTGTGGTAATCCATCTGTTTGACCTGTTGTATTAACAATTTCACTAATAATTACAGGAGATTTTACACCTGTTATATATTCTGGTCTTTGTAAACGTTTATCTGATGATTTAACACCAAAATGTGTTAAAATACTTTCAATATATCTTGTACCACCACGTGCATTCTTTTCTAACCATTCTTGTAATCTAAAAGCACGGCGTAAATCGTTAATAGTAGTTGGTTGTAATTCTAAACCATCAGTTTCAGCAAATAAAGTATTTGCTGCATATGGTGGTGTACTCGTAGCATTTCCTACTACTTGATTAGTAGATCCTGTTAAAGTTGTACCACCTGCAGTTGTTGTTTTTACTAAAGCGTCTCCACTAATTTCACCTAATGGTATATCTACAGCTGCACCTTTTTGAGCAAAAGGTAAAGCAGCAGTAAAATAGTCATGTTCCCAAGCTCGTTTTCTCAATTGAGTTAACTCATAAAAACGAGGATCAGGATTGCCATTATTACCATCAGTTAATTTATAATTTACAGGTGCAATTAAATTTTGATCTCTATAATATTCATTATATATACATTGATAAGCAGCAAAAGGTAAAGCATTAATTTGTACAGTAGAACTATTATTTGGTGGTGTAGGAACTCCTAAATAATCAGCATTTAAAGCTGATGTTGGATAATATATATTGTATTGTGGTTCAAATGAATTCGAATTAAAATATGGCATTACAGCTCCACTATTAGCATCTGTAATAAACTTTTCCCAATTGTCCCATAAAATACGATTTGGTACAAAGAAATAATGCATACTTACATCCATTCGATGCATAACTGGTGCAATTAGCGGACTAAATCTTATAAGTGATTCACATCCAAGTTCAAACTTGTCACCTGGAACACATTCTAATGTTAAAATAGGGGTTAAATTACCCATATCTGCTGATAATTTCACGTCATGCGTGAGGTCGAAGACATTCTTTTTAGGTCTTTCGAGTTTAATGGAATTGAATAGATTTTTTCCCATTTTTTTTGATTTTGTTTGATTTTAAAACAATTTTAAATAGGGGGTGACTAACCCCCATTTGTTATAGTCGAATTCCGCCGCGTGATACATAATATGTACGGCTTACTTTACGTCGTTTGCCATAACTGCCCTTTCGAGATGTTCGGCGATAGCTCCTTCTTCGCATGTTTTTGTTTTTAGTTTGTTATTAAAATATTTATATAATGCCTGTTCTACGTACTTTTTAAGTAACTCTTTTTCGGACATGTCTGCCGTATTATATAGTTTTATTAACCTTAATATTTGGTCTTGTGAATATAATCTCATTAATTAGGTTTTTTTGGTAAATAAATATTTTTAACAGGATTAGCTTTTCCCATATACATTAGAGCAGCTTTTCCTAAAAATTCCATTATTTTTCCTCCTACTGAACTTCCTAATCCATCTACTATTTCATTTAATTCTTTTCTTACATCTACATCCATTTTTTGCAAATCATTTTCCATTACTTTACCCTTAATAATTTCATCCATATGCTTTTTTACTAATTCATTAATATCATATTTCTGCATTAAAGTTGTATTTAAATAAGCGTTATTAGTTGTTAATGCTTTTAATTGGCCTGCTAATATATCAGTTTTAATAGGATACTGACTTCTTTCTAACCTCTTTAAATTAACTTGTTCAATTAAATTATCATAAGCTGCAGAAGCTTGTTGATTTTGAAAAAATGGTTTTTGTTTCAAATCAGGTAATTGAGCTGCTAATATCTCGTTTTGTAATTGTTGATTTTGATTTCTCAATTTCATACTTTCCATATTTAACTTTTGTACTTGTATATTATTAGATTTTCCTAATACATCCAATTGTGATTCGTCCAACTTTGGTGCAATAGCATCTGTACTTCTTACTGCTGCACCTTCATTTGTTTGTTTATATATAAGATTTGGGTTTAAACCAGCTTCTCTAAACCTCTGCATTTGTTGTTTAGGTGAATTATATAAATTTAATGCTTTTTGATCTGCTAAAGCCCTTTGACGATTTTGATAATTAGTTAGCATTGTTAATCCTGTATTTAATACAGATTGACTACTTGGTGCGCCACTTTTTGCCCAAGTGGCTAGGCTACTCCATATACTCATAATTTTTGTTTTTTTTTGTTTTTATTACACCAAACCCTTTTTCATTTGGTTTGTTCACTCGATTGTCGTCCGCTGCGCTCCCTCCGACTCGTTCACTTACCAAATTTAAGGATTTGGTGTCAATAAGCACTAATATATCAAGAGTATTAGTGCTTATTTACTGACGCGCTACGCTTGTCTTGATTAAAACAGCCATGCAAACAAGTTTGCACAGCCGTTTTACTCTGTTAATCAAGATGTTCCACATCTTGAGATTGGATAT